AAAAAAAAAAAAAAAACACCAAATAAAAAAAAAACACCATTATCTAAAGAATATAAAGTTTTTTTAAAAAGATCTAAAACTTCTGAATCAAAATCAACAGATTCAAAACCTAATGAATCAAAACCTAATCATTTAAAAGTTTCTTTAAATAATTCTAAAAGAGTTAAAATAGTTAAAATGAATAAAAATAATCATTCATCTAATAATTTTGTTAGAATCATTAATAATAAAGATACTAATAAAAATAAAAATAAATTTACTAAAAAAAGTCAAGAAAAACAAAATAAAAGACAATCTAAAAGAAAGAAAATTCATAGGAAAATAACAAAAGTTAAACAATTATCATTTAAATGTCATGATAATAGAATGAATATAAATAAATTAATTAAAGAAACAAATAAAAAATCAAATACAGAAATTAAAGAAGAATTAAAGAAAAAAGGAATTGATATTAAAAGTGATAAAAATAAACTATTAAAAGATTTATACTTATTCACAAGTTGTAACAATATTAATGTTGTAAGAGAATAATTTAATTATCTTTATTACCTTCATTACCTTCATTAACATTATCTTCTCCGTTATTTTGACTATGCATAATATTAGGTTTATTGTATACCTTAAAATTATACTTTTCATGTTCTACTAGTAGAGTACCTCCATTAACTCCTGTAAGATTCAAACAATTATATTCTTTTCCTTTAACATCTGGTTGATGTTTAATATCCATTGAGACATATTCTCCTGGAAAAAGTTTCTTATAATTTGTTAATTCAGTGTGGATACTACTGAAATGAACAAAAATTTCTTTATCATGAAAGTCTGAATCAGGTTGATTAACCTTTACAAATCCAAAACCTTTCTTCTGATCAAACCAAAGAACTTGACCAATATGCGTTTTATCACTACTCATTTTATATAATTTATTATAATTAAATATCTTTAAATATGTTTTTATTTATAATACAGATATTATTAATCATATATATTATATTATCAGTTTATTCAATCATAGAAATTCAAAAATATAATAAAAATGGATTAATAACAGAAATAAAATCATTTAGTAATATTAAGTATGAATTATCATTATTAAATCCAATTTTAACTAAATTTTCATGTCCTATCAATTTATATTATATTAATAAAAATTATTCGAATAAACTTTTCAAAGATAATTCAAAAACTTATTCTATCAATAAAATCAAAGATTTATCAGAATGTAATATTTTTAAAAATAATGATCTTATAGATAAATCTGATATAATAGATAAAATAAATTTTGATTTAAGTATATTTGAAGATTTTCCTATTCCATTATTGTTATATAAAATATATTCATTAAGTTTTTTTAAAGGTAATGTTATTACTGAAAAAATATTTTGTAAACATAATATTAATTTAATTTATATCATTACTGGAAATACAACAATTTATTTATTTAATCCTAAACATAAAAAAGAAATATTAAATAAAGATTTACAATCTATAAAGAAATATTCTCATAAATATGTTTTAAAAGAAAATGATTTATTATTAATACCTCCTAATTGGTACTATATTCAAGAAATTAATAATGATTTAAATAATGATATAAATATACAATATCATATTGATGCAAGTAATATTTTTACGTCTCATTATAATTATTTAAGATAATAATATTAAATATAAAAATATATGTATAAAAAATACAGAATTCCATTTCCTTTAGTAGATATTTATTTTATAGTTTGGAGACCAAAAGCAATATCAAAAATTCATAATCATAGTAAGAGTGGTTGTTATTTATTTTTATTAAAAGGAAATATAAAAGAAGAAATTTATTCAAATAAATTATGTTTGATTAATATGAATTATTATTCTACGTTTGATCTATCATATATTAATGATAAAATAGGATTTCATAGAATAATTAATAGTGATAATTATTCATATTCATTACATATTTATCATCCTAAAAATCATAAAACTATTTATTTTAATTAAAAAAAAAATATAATATAATATAAATGCCTAATACTACACCTATTAGGACTTCTATGGGTTTTAGACCTCAATACAAAGTTTCAGATCATTATAATAGACGCAAATCAACAGAAGCATCACGTGATAGAAATAGATATGATAGAAAAAGGGCACAGAATACTCAAAGAAGAATACCTGGATTAGATCTTATACAAGATGTAGCACATTCAAGTGAAGAATTAACTTCTGAAAAAAGAAGGAACAGAAGAAGATCAGCAAGAAAAATTCAAAATGCTGTAAGAAGAAGAAATCAAAGAAGATCAAGGGCAGCATCAAGAATTCAGAGTGCCCGTTCAATAAGACCAGCAAGAGCACAAAGAGCATTATTAAGTCAAGCAGCACAACAATTAGCATTGAATAAAGGTGTAGATCCAACTACAGGTGATCCAATATCATTATCTAATGCATATATAGGATTAAACCCTGTTCAATCTGCAAGATTAAAATTACTAAGTAATTATGGTGATAGAAGACCTATGGCAAGATTAGTTTCTGATTTGGCGGCACCATCTCATGAAACTCCTTCACAAACTGAAGAAAGAAGAAGACTTGCATATGACCAAGTTTTGAGAGATAGAGCGGAGACAAGTTGGTTAATGACACCTCAATGGGGAATTAGTCCTAATTTGGAAGAGGAAGAAATAAATAGAAGATTTGAAGAAGAATTAAGAATACTTCATGAAATATCAGATAGACAACAGTTAGAACAAGCACTAGGTGTAGAATCTCATAATCCATTTGGAGTAGCGGGAAGAGATATTTCTCAAGTAGCAGAAGTAGTAGCAGCACAAGCAATAGATGCTGGTATTAATGCAGCGAATTCAACAATTGCTGCAGCAGCACCAATACTAGGAGAAACAGGAAATGTTGCTGCAGGAGTAACTGCATTAACAAGAGATGGATTAGGATCTGCACTAATGAGTTTATTTGGTGATGGAAGAGGTGCTAGAGAACTTGGACGGCGTGGTATTCCTCCTCCTAGTCAAAATATGCCTGGTGGATCAAGAAGAAGAAGCAGAAGAAGAACTAAAAGAAATAAAAGAACTAAAAAAAGATAAATAAAAATAAATAATAATGAAAATATTTTATTATATTATTCTTATAACAACTATTTTATCATCTATACAGAAATAAATGTTGATAATATTTTATTTAGAACAAAATCTATAAATATTCCTAGTTATTAAGTTTTTTGATTCATCCATTACATAATACATTTTTATGGAATATTAGATATAAATTATCCATTTGTATTATCAGTTTCATTAATTTTTATTATGCGTCTGATTTTAAATATTATTTTATTTTAAAGAATTAGGTGAAATACAACCTCTTATATTTTTTGTTATTTATTCTCAAAATAGTATTAAAAAGTAATGAATCATATTTATAACATGCTTTTGACAAATCTTTATAATCTCGTTCGCTTATTTTATTTATTTAAGATATAGTTTGAGCATTTAAAATATCAAAAGATATGAGTTATAAATAAAACTATATTAAGGTAAGTAAATAGTATTTTTAAAAAAACTATTAGGGCAATCATGTCCGAGTGGTTAAGGAGATAGACTTGAAATCTATTGGGCTATGCCCGCGCAGGTTCGAACCCTGCTGATTGCGATAAATAAATTAAAATAAAATTTGAATTAAAATTAAAAATTTTAAATAAATAAAATGGATTACGAAACATTTAAGAAAGATTGTTCTGAATTAAACGTTTTTGAATTTATGGATAAATGGAGAAATGATAAAAAATATGAAGAATTTGAGCAAAGAAAATATGATGAAGATTTTTATGAATATGTTTGTGATTATTATGATTATAATAAAAGTGATATAAGAAAATGAAAGATTTTTAAGAATACTTGTATAATTATGTTAAATGTTTAAATAATGTATATTAAAGTTATATTATTAAATTTATTTTTTAATTTATTATATAATAAATATATAATGAATAACCAATTTCAGGTATCTAATAAATATACTATTACTGAGAAGAATAAAGATTGTTTAGGACCTAATAATTATTTTAAACAATGTTTAGATAAAAATAAGAATGTAATATATGGAAGTGAAAGACCTATCAAAGAAGAATGTCCTGTAATTACAGGAACAACAGATATTCCTTGTAATTCAATATGGAATAATTTAACTAAAAGGAAATCATTAGTAGAGTATTGAGTAAATATTAAAGAATAATTAATTATAATATATTAATAATGAGTTTTTTAAAGAATATTAATCATGAAAAATACGATATCAACAATATAAAGTTTAAAACATTTACTTGTAAAGATTGTACACAAAAGAAAAAGGAATATGAACTTTGTTCTGATGATTCATGTCCTAAAAGTTTAAAGAATTTTGGATATATTGCTTTACATTATCAACAGAATCCTTTAGTATATGTAACTACACCACCAATGGTTTGTTTGTTTGGATTAGATAAACAATCAAATAATATGTCATTGCAATTTAAGAATTATAAAATTGATAATACAATGAAAAGTTTTTTTGAATTTATAAAGAATATTGAATTTTTACAAATGCAATATTTAGATCTTGATGAAGATGATTCTGATGATTTATTTATTTCTCAAATTAAGTGGGATAAAGAAAATAAATATGATCCTAATTTAAGTGTTAAAGTTCCATTTAAATATAATCATTATGAATGTGATATTAAGAATGAAAATTATTCGAGTATGAATATTACAAATATTAATAATTTCACAAAAATGCAATGTGATATTTATATTGATAATATTTGGAAATGGAATGATAAATTTATCTGTAAATGGAAATGTAAAAAAATTTATATATTATAATAAATGAGATCTAAAAAGAAAACTAAAAAGAAAACTAAAAAGAATGTTATTAATGTATTAACTTATAATATGAGTTGGGCAACACAGATAAATAAAACATTAGGGAGTGAATCTGATTTTGTTGAAGCGTGTCAAGAAAAATATCCAGATGGTGGAATAACTTGTAATGAAAATGCTATTAAAAAATTAAAATCATTGGATAATATTCGATTAATGGGTATTCAAGAAGTTAATTCAGAAATAGAAAAAAAAATAAAAAAAAATTTACCGCAATTAGATAAATATAAGAGAGGTAAAGTTGGATTATCTACAGTATCAATTATGTGGGATTCAAATACTTTTGGAAATTTAAAATCATATTTATTATTTAATTTAAGTTCAACAGATGATCGTCCTTGTTTAATTTTATTAACAAAAAAAAATAATAAAAAATTCATACTAATGAATATACATGCTCCTTGGAGAATGGAAGGATTAAAAGAATCATTAAGTAAAAATATATCTTCAAGTAATAAAAAATTAATAAAAAAGGCGTTTAGAGATAAAGATATAAAAATAATTGTTTTAGGAGATTTTAATGATGATAAAGGATTATTGAATATTAATAATCCTTTAAATTTTATAGTAGATAAAGAAAAAATTTCAGTAGGACACATAAAGAATAAAAGTCAATTAAATAAATCATTAAAATCTTGTTGTTGGCATAAAAAAGGGCATGAATATGGTTATTTTATTGGACCAGGTGATTATATTTTAATTAATTCTAATTTAAATCAATTAGAACTTTATATTCCTAAAGAATTTAATAGTAATTTAAGATCTAAAAATTTATATTCAGATCATAAACCAGTTATTAGTAAAATAATAATATAATTTGCGTTATAAATATTTTTATACTTTCTAATCATTTTTAAAAATGTCTAGTAGTGTTAAGTGTTATGATTCACTAGATATACAAAAATTTAATTATAGTAAACCCGAAAAATTTAATAATAGTTATTTCGGTTCTATGAGTTATAATGATAATTGTGAACCAATTTATATTCAAACTCCTAAAGTTATTTCAAAAACAAATGTTAAAGATATAATAGATAATAAAACTCCATATTTAGAGGTAATAGTTCCTAAAAATAGATTAGATTTTTATGATTTATTCATTAATATAGATGATAAAAATATAAAAACAACATTTTCAAAATCAGAAGACTGGTTTAATAAAGAATTACCAATGGAAGTTATTGATGAAATGTATAAACCAATTACTAAAGGTTTTAAGAAAAATTCTGAACCAACTATTAAATTTAAGATTCCCATTATAAAAGATAAAGTTCAATGTACAACTTACAATCAACACAAACATTTCATGGATATTACTGATATTAAAGAAGGTGATGAATTAATATTAATTTTACATTTAAAAGGATTAAAAATTTTAAAACAACATTTTTATTGTGAATGTTATATTTCACAGATTAAATTATTTGTTCACAAAGATTTAAAATATAATATAATTGATGATTATTCAATTATAGATGATGAAGAAAATGATGATGATTTTGATATTTTTGATGAAGAATTAATTCAACAAATGAATAAAGATAAAGAATTAAAGGAAAAAAAAATTAATGATTTAAAAAAAGAATTAGAAGATGAAGAAAAAAATATTCTGGGGAAAAAGAAAATTTTGGAAGATTTACAAAATAATTAATTTATTTTAATTTATTTTAATTTATTTAATTTAATTAAATTTTTTTTATGTTTATTATATATAAAATGGATTGTCAAAAATTGCTCATTTATGGATTAGTTGCTCTAATCGGGTTATACTTTTTGAGAGAAACTTGTGGTCTTAAATTACCTTTTGTAGATACTCAAGAAGGATTTTTAGATGGACTTTTAGATAATTCTAATGGTGCTAATATGAATACTAATGGTGTTGCATCTAACAATAATGTTGCTGTAGCAAACAATAATGTTGCTCTAGCAAACAATAATGTTGCTGGACCCACTAACGGTGTTAGAGCATCTGAAGAATTAGGTGATGAAACTTTCTTAAGAGTTAATAATATTAACAGAACACCCACATCATGCTATCCGCAAAATACTCTCAAACCGGGTGATTTATTACCTTCAGGTAAATCAAAATCGGTACAAGACTTTGATAATGCCAATCCGACTGGTGAAGGAATTCTTAAAGGTGTTAATTTCCTTGATGCTGGTTTTCATGTTGGTATTAATTCAGTTGGACAGAGTTTAAGAAATGCTAATAGACAATTAAGATCAGAACCGCCTAATCCTCAAGTTGCAGTAAGTCCCTGGTTAAATACTACCATTGGTCCTGATCTTGGCAGAAAACCTCTTGAAGATGAAGATGTTTGCTTAAATAATCAACCAACAAATAATGGTGCTTTATCACAAGTTGGTCAAGTAGCATAAATAAATTTGATTTTTATTTAAAAATATAATATTATATTCTTATAAAATGGATAAATTTAAAGCAAATCCTTATAATCCTAATAATAAACTTATTGACTCTAATGATATCACTAATATTATGAAAACTCTTAATATTAATGATTTTTCTATTAATAATTTATCTTTGTATCAAACTGCTTTTGTTCATAAATCATATTGTCCTATGGTCGATTATGAAGAATTTAATAATGATAATAATTATTTACCTCTACAAAATACTTCTTATGAAACAATGGAATTTCTTGGAGATTCTATTTTATCTTCTATCGTTTCAAGTTATCTTTATACAAGATTTTATGAAATCCATGGTGAAAATGAAGGGTTTTTAACAAAATTAAGAACTCGTATTGTTTGTGGAGAAAATTTAGCAAAATTATCTTCTGATTTAAGTTTTAATAAATTTATTATTATTTCTAAACATATTGAAGATAATTGTTCTGGGAGATCAAATCAACATATTCTTGAAGATGTTTTTGAAGCATTTTTAGGAGCAATATTCCTTGATAATGATTATGAATTTGCAAAAAAAGTAATTTTAACAATTGTTGAAGAATTAGTAGATTTTACAGATTTGATTATTAATGATAATAACTATAAAGATCAAATTCAAAAATATTGTCAGCATAATTTTAAAACAAAACCTCAGTATGAATATTTAAGAAAAGATGATAATAATATATTTTATTGTAATTTAATTATTAATAATATTACTATAACTGGTGAAGGTAAAACTAAAAAGAAAGCAGAACAAGACGCAAGTAAAAAAACATTAATTTATTATAATGTTCTAACTTAATTTAAAATATAAATGTTTATAATATAATAAATGGATATTATAGCAAATTATCAAGAAGGTGGTGCCGCTAGCAAAAGAGAAAAAGAAATAACTAAAATTTTAAGTAATAAATATCCAACACTATTAGAAAATAAATTAGTAACAAAAGGTAATAGATTTACAAAGAATAAAGAAGAAGAAGCAAGAAAATATATAACTGATCCCGAAGATGAAAAATTATTAGATGAATATATAGAGATTTTTTTTACTAGACAAGCTAAAGAAGGTAAAGCAGCACCTGAAAAATATAAACAAAAAGTTAAAGGTGAAGAACCTAATGCAGAACCTAAATCTCCTAATAAATCTAAAGCAAAACCAAAACCTAAAGCAGAACCAAAATCCCCTAAGAAACCTAAAGAAAAAACACCTTCACAAATAGAAAAAGATAAAATTAAAGAACTTGAGAAAAAAAGAAAAGAAGAAGAAAAAGCAAAAGAAAAACTTTTAGAAAAAGAAAAAAGAGAAAAAGTAAAACTTTTAGAAAAAGAAAAACGAGAAAAAGAAAAACTTTTAGAAAAAGAAAAAAGAGAAGAAGAGAAAAGATTAAAAAAAATTGAAGAAGATAAGGAAAAAAAAGAAGAAGAAAAAATAATAAGAATATCCCCTGAAATATATTTATTCTTAAAAGATAAATATGGAGATATTGAAGGAAAACCGACTACATATATTACTAAAAAAAGAATTAAACAATTAAAAGAAAATAGAGATAATGGTGAAATAATAAATAAAATATATATCCCTATAAATAATTTGTATTTTAAAGCAAAAAAAGATCAAACAAATGAATTAATATATATTTATCCTACACAAGAAGAAATTGATGAATATTTAAAAAGTCTTGAACCAGGTGAAGAACCAGATGAAGAACCAGATAAAGAACCAGATGAAGAACCAGGTGAAGAACCAGATAAAGAACCAGATGAAGAACCAGATAAAGAACCAGATGAAGAACCAGATAAAGAACCATCAAAACCTATAGATGAACCTATTGTAGAAAAGGATAAATCAAAATCTTCAGAATCAAGTGATATTGCAGCAGGTGTAGGAGTAGATTTATTAGATGATTTAATTGAAGGAAAATCTAAAAAATATGTTTTAGAATCTCGAAAAGCATTTGTTAATTACATTAATGAAGAATTCTTCCCTGAATTAATTGAAAAAATAGAAGATAATGAAGAAATACAAAATATTAAATTACATCAATTATTCTCTAAAGAATATTTATCAACTGATTCTCCATATCGTGGATTATTAGTATATCATGGATTAGGTACTGGTAAAACAGCAACTTCTATTGTAACCGTCGAAGGATTATCTCATAAAATGAAAATTAATGTATTATTACCCGCCTCATTAGAAACTGAATATATTAATGAAATTAAAACATGGGGTGATAATGTATTTAACATTGATAATAATATCTGGAAATTACTAGATGAATCTGAATTAATGGCGAATAAAAAGAAATATAATTATGAATCAAAAGCATTAAAAACTATTGGTTTATCGGCAAAATCTAAATTAAAATTCTTAGCAGTAAATGAATTTGGTGAAGATACACCTGAATTTACAGAAGCATTTGAAAAATATGTAGAAGAATTAAAAACTATTGAAGGTTTATATATTTTAGTTAATAAAGATACAGTAGAAGATAAAAGTGAATATAATGTTTCTGATAAATTTAAAAATAAATCAGGATTTAATATTTTTTCAAATGTTCAACTTGCATTCATTAATGCTCAAATAGAATATTATATTCAACAAAAATATTCTTTTATCCATTATAATGGTTGGCCGAATATCACAAAACAAAAAGAAATTGAAGAAAATGCTGATATTAATGAATTTTTAAATCCCGATGAAGTAACTAAAAGATTAACTCATAATGGAGAAATTGCTCAAAGATTAGTAAATGATTTTAATGAAAATGAAAAAATCGGTATTAACTCTCCATTCCGTAATGAAGTAATTGTTATTGATGAAGTTCATAATCTTGTTAATATGATTAATAATAAAAAACCTATTGCTAGACAATTCTATGAATGGATCAAAGATAGTGTTGATACAAAACTAGTATTCTTATCAGGAACACCGGTTGTCAATGAACCATGTGAGATTGCTATTCTTTATAATATGATAAAAGGTAAACAAAATATATATCAATTTTCTGTAAAAGCAGATAAAAATATAATTGAATTAGAGAATGAACTTAAAAATGAATTTTTTCATAGAAATTCTTCAGTTGAGCAATTTCATGTTTCTAAAAAACATGGTAAAATAATTGTTTCAGTTATAAAAAATTCAACCAATTTCTCTAGTATTCTTGATAAAGATATTATAAAAACAGTAAAATATAATAATTTAACAAATAAATATTTCTTAGATGAAGTATTTTCAGTTTTATCAAAAATATTTGATGATGATGGTCTTATTACACCTACCAAATCTGATATTAATAAATATTTAAGTGATATAACAAAAGAATATATTTTTGATACTGATATTGATTTAACTTTTAACATTAAGCAAAACTTATTTGATCTGATTAAAGATGATATGAATATTGATTTAACCGAAAATAGTAATTTTATGGATTATTTCTTTGATGAAAATCTCCAAATGCCTTCAGAAAAGAAAATATTTTTGAGAAGACTCCTTATGGGATTAACATCATATTATCCTATTGGTAAATCTTCTATTACTGATATGCCACAAATTACAGAAGCATTAATTCCGGATAGATATAAAGATTATACTATTTCTGAAAATATTAATATTGTCCCTTGTATTCAATCTTCAAGACAATGGATTCAATATGAAAATACCTATAAAAAAGATAAATTAAAAAGTCTGAAGAAAATGAGAAAAGGTAATATTTATAGTGATAATAATTCTGATTTTAATATCAGAAATAGACAAAATTGTAATATTATTTTTGAAAATGATGATTTTAGAATCAAGAAAGATGAAAAAAAGAAAATGGAAATGTATGACTTTATGAATCGTAATGAATATTTAACAAAAGATAAAATTAAAATGTTTTCACCTAAATTCTTTAACATTCTTGATAATATGGGTAAATTTATTAATAATTCAGGAGAACCAACCGGTAAAATTATGTATTATAGTGATTTTAGAGGTGATGGTGGTTCAGAAATTTTTGAACAGATATTAATTGCAAATGGTTACTCCAAATTCAATTATCAAAAAGATGATATTAACACTATGGATAAAGGATTAAGATATACATTCATTACTGGTAAAGAAGGTCCTGGAGAAAGAAAAGCAAATAAAGTATCATTTAATGATATTAAAAATATAAATGGTGAATATATTCAACTTATTCTTATATCTTCTGCTGGTGCTGAAGGTATTTCTTTATTCGGTGTAAGACAAGTACATATTATGGAACCATATTGGAATTTTGGAAGAATGAATCAAGTATTTGGTCGTGCTATTAGATTTAAATCCCATAAAGATCTCCCTGAAGATAAGAGAAATGTTGAACAATATTTATATATATCATTTTTACCTTATGGCGATAATGTTGAGTCTATTTATAAATCATTAAAAGAAAATCAAGATTTATGGCCAGAAGTAAGAGATCTTAATATTACCGAAAATATTAAAGAAACTCTTTTAGAAAACCATACTGAAGTCTTTAATACAATCAATAAGATTTTGAGTGTAAAGATTGAAACAGAAGATAGAACAATAGATCAAATGATGTTTGATATCATGGAAAAGAAAAATAAAATTAGTTCTCTTATAACAGAAATAATTAAAGAATCTTCAGTTGATTGTATCCAGAATACAAAAGATAATTTTGATTTAAATCAAAGATGTTTAAGATTTAGTGATTTATTACAAGATGAAGAAACAATTTTTCCTGGTGTAAATGCTGAAACTTTAAATTTAATTGATACAAAACAATTAAAAACTAAATTCTTAAAGAAAATTCAAAATAATTTATATGTTGTTTCTGCAATTCAAGATAATGAAGGAATTAAACGAGAATTATATATTTATTATGAAATTGAAACAAGAAAAGATCCTGATATAAGATATATCAGAGAAAATGGTAAAAGAGTTTGCGATGTTGATTTATTACAAAGAAAAATTTATTTTTATGAAAATAAAAAACATGAAATGAATAAATTATTAGGACCTAAATTCTCAATTTATCAAACAATTTATAATATAGGTCCTGAATTATTTGAATCAATAACTAAAGATGAAGAATTAAAATTTCCTAAAATAGATGATTTATCTGATATAGATTATATTCTTGGATATTCAATAAGATATAATGTGAATGAAAGATTATTTTTCAAGTATTATAGTGATAAAATAATGAGATTATATGATTATATCTTATTGAATAGTGTAGAATTTATGAGAGAACCAGATTTTGAATCACTGGTAATATTTAATGGTAAATTTTATTTATCAAAATAATTTATTTTTTTAATTAAATGGAATATATTCCAGATAAACTTAAAATTAATAAAGAAGATAATAATATTTATATAATAGGTATTATTGTTATAGTGATAATAGTATTAGTATGTTTTTTTATGAATAGGGGTGATTCTAAACAAAAAATTCCTAAAATTATTATTCAGACATATAAAACAAAAGATTTACCTCAATACTATCAAAATATTGTTAATCATAATAGGAATCTAAATCCTGATTATGAATACAAATTATTTGATGATAATGATTGTTTTGAGTTTATAAAAAATAATTATGATTCTAGAACATTAAATGCTTTTCAAAAGATTAATCCTAAATATGGAGCGTCTAAAGCAGATTTTTTTAGATATTGTGCTATGTATAAATATGGAGGTGTATATTTAGATATAAAAAGTAAAATCCTTAAACCATTAAATAAATTAATAAATAATGATGATGAATATATTTTATCTTATTGGAAACAAAAATATAATAACTCATTTTTTAAAAATAAATATGGAGAATTTCAAAATTGGCATATTATTTGCGTACCAGGACATTCTTTTTTGAAAGAAGTTATTGAAAATGTTATTAATAATATAGAAAACTATTCATTAGAAAAATATCCACCATCTAAGGAATCTGTTATATTTTTAACAGGACCAGTAGCATATACAAGAACAATTATGCCTATTTTAAATAAATATAATCATAGAATTACACAAAATTATAATTGTGATAATTTATTAGAATATTCTGAAAATAAAACAGGATTATTCAAAGATTCTGAACATTTAAAAATAGAAGGTAATAATCATTATTCTAGACAAACAGAAGAAATCATTTTGAAAAATAATTTTAATTCTAACATTTATTTAACCATGACAACTATTCCTGAAAGACTAATTCATCCATGGTTTTATAAAAATTTAAAACATAATTTAAATTTAAATGGAAACTTTAAAATATTATTGAATATTCCTTATAAATTTAAATCTACAGGTGAAGAATATATAATTCCACAAAATATATTAGATTTACAAAAAGATAATTTAATTATTAATAGAGTTAATGAAGATTATGGACCTATTACAAAATTATTTGGAGCATTATTAAATGATAATATACCAGATAATGCAACATTATTAGTTTGTGATGATGACATACATTATAAAGCAGATTTTGTTAAAATAATTTATTCTGAATATCTTAAAGATGATTCAAAAATATATACATATTGTAATTCCAGAATACAAGGATATTTAGGATATATGATGAAAAAAAATTTAATAAAACCTATTTTAAAAGTAAATAGACCTGAATCATGTTTTAGAATTGATGATAATTTTATTGAAAATTTTGTTAAACAATCTAATATTCAGATAAAATCAGTAACATATAATAAAGATAATAGTTGGACCTGTTCATTTAATAAAAATAAGACAGATACACATCCTAAATGGTCTGAATTAAATTATGATAATAGAGAAAAAATAATTCAACAATGTTTATATGATTATAAAAATATTAATTAACAATAAAATTTTTTTTTATTCCATAATATATTATAATTATTCCCGTTTTTCCAATCCTGACCTTTAGAACATTTATTGCATTTATGTTGAATAATATTTCCTAAATCATTATCAAAATAATCACCATCATTATTATTTAAATGATTAAATTCTCCATTAATAACTATATTATATTTTTTAATTATATTACCTATTAAACAAGGTCCTGTAGGGTCTAATCCGCAATTACCATATATCTTATTATTAACATTATAAATTACATTATTAATACAATCTTTTAATATTGGATGATTTTTTATACCACCAAAAAATGCTTGTGCGATACATTGATTTTTTTTTACATAATTATTCCCTTTATCATAAAAACAAATAAATTCTTTATCAGATAATTTATCTAATAAATTATTTTTTAAACAAACCTGTTTCCAATCTGAATACCATCCACCTTCATTATAAATTATACAATATCTAAAAAAATCACTTTTACATGCATAAGGTTTTATGCAATCAAAAGTTTTTATATATTCTTCTGAAAAATTTTTTTTAAGATATTCTCTACAATCATTAAGTGACCAATATTTAATTTTATAACCTGGATTATGAATTAACCATGAATTATGTGAATCAATTATATGTTTTTCTAATTTTTCTGGAATAGTGCCATTATCTTGAATATATATTTTGTGAATTATTTTAGGTATTATAATTTTATCTTTCTTAAAATAACATAAAATAAAACAAAAAAAGAGAGTAATTATGAATATATATTTATTTTCCATTATATAATATAAATGGAATTTATTTATATTTTAATAACTATTACAATTATTTTATGTATTATTTATAATTTTAAGAAAGATAATAAGAAACAAACTATAGATATTAATGATATTTTAAAAAATAATTATTATATCAATTTAGAACATAGAAAAGATAGAAATGTTCATACTATAAATGAATTAAAAAAAATAGGTTTAAATAACCCAAATAGATTTAATGCTATAAAACATGATAAAGGTATAGTAGGTTGTGGGATGAGTCAATTAGAAGTATTAAAAAAAGCAAAAAATAATAATTGGGATTATGTAACTATTTTTGAGGATGATGTTTTATTTTTAAAACCCGAGGAAACTTTACAAAAATTAGATAGGATAGTTAATTCAGATATTAATTGGGATGTAATTATTTTAGGTGGAAATAATTATCAACCTTACAAAAAAATAAATGATGATTGTATAAAAGTTAACAATTGTCAGACAACAACAGCATATATTGTTAAAAAATCTTATTATGATACACTGATCAATCATTGGTCAGAAGGATTACAAAAATTAATTGAAACAAATAATACTCCAAAATATGCTTTAGATATGTACTGGAAACTTTTACAAAAGAAAGATAATTTTATATTAATAACACCTATAGAAGTTGTTCAAAGAGAAGATTATTCAGATATAGAAAAGAAGAATGTAAATTATATTAATATGATGAAGAATATTAAATATTAATATTTCTTAAATACATTAAATTTATTAAAAAAATCTTTTCTATATTCAGAATCTTTATTCCATGGTATATATATATCATAATTACTTTTATTAAGATAAATACCCCACCAATTAAAAGTACTGGGAGATGCAATATAATAATCACAATAACTCATTAAATATAATTCTAAATAATCTTTTTCATTAATAAATACAAAATCATCTTGATTAAAAATATTTTTACATTTATCTATATCATTTGAAAATATCAATTTATTACCTTTTAATTCATTTAATTTATTTTTAATTTTATTAATTTCTTCTTTTGTATATAATCCTTCATGATCATAAGGTGTCCATTTATCAACCAGTCTAATATGAACACATATATTATTTGTATTATTCATTTTATATTTTATTTTTAATTTTTCTAATTCATATTTTATCTTATAATTAGGTTTAAATAAATTTATAATATCATATTTATATTCATCGAAATAATTATAATCTTGATAATATCCTCCTGTTAAATAAATATTTCCTTCTATAATTTTATAGTAATCATCTTCTTTTATATGTTTTAAATCTGTTAAATAATTATTTTTCTTTATATTGTAAAATATAGTATCATTATTATGATTTCTATATCCTCCATATGAATGTATGTTAGTTCGTCCATCTAATACCAATACTTTATTATTTCTTTTTCCATATGAATATGCAGATGCAATTATAAACATTTGATTTCCAATTCCTCCGATAATATTTGGTAAAATAAATTCCTTTTTATAGTATATATTATTGTATAATATAATGATTATAGATAGTATAAATATAAATTTAATTAATTTAAAATCCATATATATATATATTACTTTAATTTATTTATTAATATTTTTTTTTAAATATATAGATATACCGTGTATATCATCATTTGTACAATTTTCAACACATTCGTAACCCCAATCATTTAATAATTCTGTTATTTCTGGTTGTTGTTTTTGATTTTTGTATCCTTCAAAATTAGATATTTCTACTTCTAATTTGTCAAACTGTTGTAAATTATTCTTACCTATTCCTTGTAATACTTCATATTCAGCACCTTGACAATCTAATATTAAAAAATTAAATATAGGATTTTTTAATTCTATATATTTTTTAATTAAATCAGAATATGTTATCGTTTCTAATTTAATCTTTTCTTTTATATTTAATGCTTCTCCGTGAATTTCTAAATGTTTATATGGTTCTAATATGCTTGATGAAACAGAATTTTTAGTTATATAAAAATCTTTAATTAACCCACTTTTATTCCATAATAATGATTGAATTGCTTTATGATCGTATTTTTTTACATTATTTTTTAGATTTTCATATTTATCTGGTTGTGCTTCTATCCATATCATGTTTTTTCCAACTAATTTATAATGTATTGGTGCTTCCTCACCCAAATGAGCACCTATCTGTATAATACCTGTAATTTTTGTTGTACTTAATACATAATCATCATCCCACTGATTTTCTTTGTAATAGATATATCCTTTAGATTCAAGTAAATTTCTTATTTCACTTCTTCTTGGTTCTATAAAATTATGTTCTACATTAATATATTTAATCTTATATTTATCAAAATCTAAACCTTTTAATATTTCTAATTCACTTCCCTCTGTATCTAATGACATATAATCAATAGAATCAGGAGCATTATATTTATTTAATATATTATTTAATGTATTAGATATCATTTTAACTTGATTAGATTTCTTAGCTTGAATATGTCGATCTATATGTTTTGTTATTCCACCCAGTACACCTGCTTCTGAAAAACTATATTCAATTCCTTCATCACTATATAACATTGAATTATCCACATAACAGTTTCTATTTTTTTTTAAATCACTCCAATAAGAAGATTGTGGTTCAATACAAATACCATTCCAACCATATTTTTTTTCTAATAAATATGTATTATTAATATCTATACCATTTGTTGCACCAATATCTATAAAATAACCATTTTCTTTATGTTTAAAATAATTTAACACATTTATATCTTGACCAATTTGTGAATAAGTTACTTTTAGAGATTCATCAACCACTTTTAAATTAAAAATAAAACAAACAAAAACAATAATTCCTAATCCAATTAATATTCTTTTATCCATTATTAATTAAAATAGATAATATTTTGGTTACTTGTGTTTAATAATTTCATATCTACATCTGTTATTTTCTTTGTAATCTTTGATTCATACGGACATATTATCTTATTATCTTCTATTCTCAAAATCTTTAAAGGAATATTTAATTTTAAAGATTTTGTATAATTATTTATTATCTTAATATAATCTCCTTGAGAATAATTATTTTCTGTAATATTCGTACAAGTAAATTCAATTTCTGAATTTTTAATCTCTACTACATTTACTTTTGCAATATCTATCTTATCATAACGTGTTTCTGATACATCTCTAATATCTATTGTTATTTTTTCAATATCTTTATCTAAGTTAATAGTATTATTTTCTAAAGATTTATAATATCCATATTTTTTATTATCATCTGATATAATATGATCTAATTCAAATGATGAACTATAATTTAATTCTTTAATTTGTAAAAATATTATTGGAGAACTAAAAATATAATTTTCTTCAACTGGGATAACTATTTTTGATACATTCTTTAATTCTGTTGATTTAATATTATTTTTAGATAAATTATAAACATAATGAAATCTTGATGATTGAATATTACTTCTTTTACTACTAATTATTTTATATTGTGGATAAATTTTTTCTATAATAACTGGTTTAATAGAATCATTTGATGATGGAGTAGATTGTTTATCTTCAATTAATTCTGATATAGGAGATTCTTCTTCTATAATTTGTAAATTATTTTTTTCTAAATCACTATTAGTTTGTAAATTTAAGAAAGGATTATTAACTTTAGTTTCATTAGGTTCTATTAAAGGAATATTCCTTGATTGAATTAATTCATTATATTTATCTGCTACTGAATTATTATCTTCTTTAATAGGTTTCTTTAATTGAATTGCTTGTGTAAATTGTAAAACATGTTTATCTAATAAAACTCTATTAATATCTTCTAAAACATCAGAATTAACTTCTGTAAAGATTTGTTTAGAATTTTCTTTAAAGATATTCTTAAATTCAGTATTATTTAAAATATCTTCACCTGTATCTTTTTTTATTATTTGTGAAACTAGGTTATACATATAATTTATATTAATATCAGAATGGTATTTATCATACAAAGACATATTAATATAATAAAAAAAATTATAAAAAAAATAAAACGTATTTAACTATAAATATCATTATTCATCATTTTTCTTCTATTTCTTTCATTTTCTAATTCTTGTATTGCTCTTTCACGACTCCATCTTTCATCTTTACTTAATTTACTTGGATGTAATGCTTGTAAATATTTACCTCTTTTATATCTGCTTGTAGGTTTGTAAACTATTATAAATAAAAATAACATAATAAAACTACATATACCTACTACTAAATAAATGTAATTATCAGAATTATTCATATATATATTAATTAATATTTTAAAAAAATTTATAAATCAATATTTTTTTATATTTAAATATAAATGTCTAAAAGAAATAGAACTAAAAGAAATAGAACTAAAAGAAATAAAACAAAAAGAAGAACTTTATCAGGTGGTTCTTCACCAGAACTTATATTTTTAAGTTCTGGTTCTGATGAACCAGAACCAGAACCAGTTCTTCAATTTGATGATGTCGCTGGCGACCTTAAACGGGATATTTATGGACGGCGTCCAAATACCCTCCGTCATGGTATCCTTCCCTCTACTATATATGAAAATGATTATAATTCCCCGGAACTTGGAGAATTTATAAATTACACGATGGCACCTCGACGTCCTAGAATGTCATTCGCTGAGGCAATGAGACTTCGTTATGAGCAACAACACCAACCACCGCCATCATCTGCGCGTGCCGATCGGGCAATGACTTCCGCAAGGAATGCTCTGCTGAATCCTCGCCCCCGCCGTCACGCGGTCCTGCCCGAAACCATCACACCACGGAGCGTCAGGCAGCGCATTTTACAAGGATTATATGATATGTTCTTATCAAACAGAACACCTAACAGAAGCATATCTCGCAACAGGTGTGCGCGCGCACGCATGCCGTTGGATGGTGGTAGTAAGTCTAAAAGAAGATCAAAAAAAAGGACTAAAAAAAGATAAATTACATATTATTTGCATTAGCATTAGAATTTGCTTTAGAATTAGCATTTGCGTTAGAATTCATTTTATTAGAATTAGAATTTGCGTTAGAATTCATTTTATTAGAATTCATTTTATTAGCATTCGCATTAGAATTCATTTTATTAGAATTCATATTAGAAGGTCTATTAGAATTAGTACACATTTCATGATCAGGATTAATTAAACATAATTGTGAATTTGTGTTAGACATAGAATTAGGTCCAAAGTTTACAGGATAATAACCTCCGCTATTAGAGTTACCAGATGTCATAAATGGAGCATAATTTTGATTGAGAGATTCCATTACAGGAATAATATTAGAATTATTAGATCCTATAACTGAATTAGAATTCATATTTGCATAAGGTTTTTCTGCACTCATTTCTTCAATAGGCATATATCTTCCATCAAATACTGGTGTGGATACTCTTCCAGGAAAAATAGCATCAGCAATTTCCTGTGCCGTTGGTATTTTTTGATTAGTTGGTGATACAGGTGGTGTTGCTGGTAAAGATGGACATTTAGGACAAGTAGGGCATTTCATATTAGCATTTGTATTAGGTTCTGGTATCTTAGGGCATATAGGACATTCTTTATCTTCAGCAGTACATGTAGGACATTCTGGATGTTCTGGACAATTCATTTCTGGATGTTCTGGACAATTCATTTCAGGATGGTCAGGACAAGGTGGACAACTAGGACTATCAGGACAATTTACTTGAGGACATTGTAAATCAGGACATACAGGACAACCTGGTTGCTGAGGACATACAGGACATTCAGGAACATCAATACCATCAATTTTTTCTTTAATAGAATTTTGTTTTTCTGATATTTCTAAAAGATTAGTCCTATCCATCATTAATAAAATAATAACAATAATCAAAAATACAATTACTAATATTAATGGTAAATTTGTCATAAAATCAAAATCCATACGAAATTTTTCCATATATTATATATTAGAATATAAAATAATTAAAGAGTAAATATTTAATTATCAATGTAAAATATTTTACGATATTTATTCATATAATCATCTTTTTTAACATCTTTAACGAATTTCTTAAAATTAATACCTTTTAACATTTTTGTAATAAAATACATACAATATACACCACATTCACTTTCTCCTCTTTGATGTTGAATATCATTATATAAAAATTCTAATTTTATATCTTTTTTTTTTGCTTGTTTTTTTAACTTCTTAACTAATTTAAATATTTCTTTTTGAGGTCTATCAGCAGCAGAATCAAAATAATAAGCACTTGGAATACCATCTCTATTATCACCTTTTAAATCTAAATAGAAGGAAACCCAATGTTCACCTTCTCCGTCTGAATAATCTGTATTAAACACAATACCTACTTTATGTTGATTTTTCTTTAATAAATCAGGAATACTTATTTTACAAACTTCAGGACTTACAGAACATTTATGAGCATCTATTGGATGAGCACCTAAATATGTAAAATCATTATGAGCATTATCATATTGTTCTAAAACATCATCTATATCTGTTGTACTTAACCATGCATGTTTATCATCTTTCCATTCTTCAGGTAATTGAGGTCTAAAATAATCTTTAAATTCATCTATTTCATCACTTTTTAATTTATCAACTATATCTTGAACAGTAATCCAACAATATTCTGATTTACAATTAGATATTTTACTCATATTAGAACATACATTATCATATAAATTATCTATTGCTATTTTACAATCAATTGTATCGCAATTAGGATTTTCATTTAAAATTTTTGCTAATTTTTCTAAAAGTTTTCTATTTAAGCAACTATCAGAACCATTATTTTCTTCTAACGATTTAGGAGAACAATATTTTTTATTCTTATTCATATAATATAAAAATATTTAAAAATTTGAAAAATAATTAAGTTAATATTAAAATAAAATGGATCTACTTAATCTTAAATCAAATACCATTGAAAATATTAATTCACTTTTTGAACTTTATTTTAAAAAAGAAAAAGAATTGAATAATGATAATCAAGAATATCACATTAAAATTAAATCACTAACCGATATTAATGATAAAATGATTAATGAAATTTCAGAGAAAGATAAGATTATTATAATAAAAGAAAAAACTATTTATGATTATGAACAAGAAATTAATAGACTATCTAATATTAGAGAAGAAGAAGAAAATTCTAAAGAAAGAGGATCAATGATAGTAACTCTTAATAAAACTATTTCAGATCATGAAAAAACGATTTCTAGTTATTCAAAACAAATTGAAATTCTTAAAAATAAAAATAAAGTATTAGAAGATTTAAAAAAACTTAATTCAACATTAAATGATTCTAATAATGAATCAATTAAAATTGAGGAGGTAATTAATGATAATCATAATGAAGAAGATTGTAAAAAAGAAGAAGAAAAAATACTTAATGATGTAATCGAAAAATCTATAGAAGATGCTCCACATTCTAATGCTGATGATGATCAAATTGCAGCAGGTCTAAATGAAGGTGAATATACTCAAGAAGTAGAAGATAAAATTTCTGAAAAAGAAAATGATTCTAAAGAAGTTGTAGATAAAGAAGTAAATAAAGAAGTTGTAGATAAAGAAGTAAATAAAGAAGTTGTAGATAAAGAAGTAAATAAAGAAGAAATTAATTCTGAAGAAGAAGATGAAAATATTCTACCTCCTTGTTATATAGTATTTGAATATAAAGGAAAACAATATTGTGTTAAAGATATTGAAAATGCTTCAAAATATTATGAACTTTCAGATACACTTGAGATTGGGAAACCTGTTGGTTATTTTAAAGTATGTTATTGGAAGATAAAAGAAAAAACATGTATTACGTTTGAAGATAAAGATGAAGATAAAAAATATATATTTGTTAAAAATGATGTTGCTAAAGGTAATCTTCTTGGAGATAAAATAGGTTATATTGAAGATAAGAAAAAGAAATCATATTAATGTCTTTAAAAATTGAACATAATTTACAATTATTTTATCTTTACTAAAAGTTTCTAAGAATTTTTTAGGATTATCTTCAAATAATTTTAATAATTCTGGATCTAAATAATTACTTTTACAAACACCTGCTGTATTATGTAATTTATCAGCAACATTCTTTACACAATCATTTAATGTTTTTTTTACTTCATTAGTTTTTTTAGGAAATTCTTTATCGCACATTTTTAAAACATTATTAATGAATTCAATATTTGCTCCCCATGTTCTAAAATTCTTAGCACTAAAATCACCAAATTGTTTTAAATATTCATTTACATCTTTTGATTTTATTTTATGATATTTTTTACCAATTCTATATGTAAAAATACTATCTTCATTATTTAATGTTCTTTTTTTTTCTTTTAGAGTTTTTATAATTTTTTTATTCTTTATTTTACATGTATTACGAACATTTTTTTTCCCATTAAAATCAATTACAACTTTATTTTTAATAACCTTAATATGTTTCTTTTGAAGAGTTGTTACACCAAAAGAATTATTTTCTTTACAATATTTTTCATTTCCAACGCGGAAATTACAATCCATTATTAATTTTAAAATCATAGCAATTTGTTTTTCTTTAGACTCACCATAAGAATATAAATCAGAATTTATTTTTTTATTTATTTCTTTAAATTTCAAACCAAATTCATACATGTGATTAAATTTTTTTATAGATTGTTCTTGTTTAAATTTTTTATTATAAATATATTGTGGTCTCATTTTATTATCATAACCTATAGCAAGAACTTTTTCAGATTTACATAAATTTATTTTAACATTATCATATGCAGGAGGAATATATAAACCTTTTTTAGCATTATTAATAATTGCTTTATTTAGTAATTCATTATCTCTTGAGTCATAATATTTATATTTATATTTATCACCTCTTTTTTTATCTATTTTTCTAATAATAAAATTCTTCATATAATATATGATATATTAAAAATTAGGATAAATAAAAATTTCATATATAAATAATGGTAATAAATAAATAAATGAATTTAGATTAATTAATGTAAACATTATAAGAATAATCATAAGAGGATAATGATATAATTTAAGATAATTCTTATTTAATGGATTTCCAAAAAATAATCTTATTAAAATAAATATTGATCCTATATATGCTAAATAATGACCCATCGGACATATCATATTACGAGGTTCTTTTACTTTATCAACTGGATGATATAAAAAACTATTTGTAAATAAACTTTTTTTACTTGCAAAATTCATAGTTGTTTTAAAATAAATCATCATATAGATAAGATAAAAACACTCAATAAAAGAAAATATAATTTTATTCATTTAATTATATTTATAAAATAAAAATTATTTTCTATCTTTTCTTCTTTTTAGATTTTTTTCTAGATCTTTTTGATCTTCGTCTACCTCCTGTTGGGCATTTACCGCATTGTTTTTTAGGTTCTTCTTTTTTAGGTTCTTCTTCTTTAGTATTTTCTGCTTGTGGTTCACCCGCTTTAGGTTGATCTTCTTTAAGATTTTCAAGTATTAATTGTTCCAGTTTTTCTTCATTCATATCACCAACATTTGCTGCTAATATTTCTTCTAATCTTCCTAATCCATCTGGTTGACCACCTCCACCAGCAAGCGATTCTGCTTTTTCAGCGATATCAACAGCCGTATCAGCAATTCCATATAATAAATCTTTTACATTTTGTTTAGAACAATTATCACTACTTTGCATTTCACTTTCGAGTAATCTTAACATAGTTTCACCATTTGCTCTAAATGTTCTTACAACATTACCATTTCTTAAATCTCTTTGAGTAATATTTACTTCTTCATCATCATAAACTTCTTCACTTGATGATGAAGGAAGATAACCATCATCAGGAATAACTTCACCCATACTTCTTAAAAGTATTATTTCACTAGGAGTTAATTGTGGCATATTTATATTATACAAATATTTAAAAAATATTTATTAATTTAATTTAAATGTGTGGAATTTTCTGTTATATAGGAAAAAAATATAATTCTTTAGATCTTCAAGAAAATTTTCAAAGAATAGAAAATAGAGGACCAGATTATAGTATTCTTTTGAATGTTGATCAAGTATTATTAGGATTTCATAGACTTGCCATTAATGATTTATCTACTTCAGGTAATCAACCATTTTTAAATAATGGTATTTATTTGATTTGTAATGGTGAAATTTATAATCACGAAACACTTCAACAAAAATATGATATTGATACTATTTCTAATTCTGATTGTGAAGTAATTCTTTATATGTATCAAAAATTTGGATTTCATGAAACTTGTAAACAATTAGATGGTGTTTTTGCTCTAATTATTTATGATTCAAATAGAAAGAGATTATTTGCTTCAAGAGATCCTTATGGAGTTAGACCTTTGTTTATAGGATATAATGAACATGACGAATTATTTTTTGCGTCAGAAATGAAAAGTATATATGATAAAACTATTTATGTAAAACAATTTACACCTGGTTTTTATTTAGAATAT